ATCCCAAACAGAGATGTTCATTGGGTAACGTTCTAGCTCTATTTCCATAGTAACCATGGCTTTATCGCTTTGAACTTCCGCTTTTTTCGCCACACTGAATTCTGTCTGCAACCTCATTGTACCAACCTCACCTGTGGGGACTTGTTGAACTTGTAACCCGGCCCGAAATAAAACCATTGCATGAAGTGACGCATTGCATCCATAGCATGTTCATAATCCACACCGCCGACATAAACACCCGCTTTCTTCATGTTGTTGATCTTGCTGTAGAAGCCAGCTTTTGCGTAAGCTGCATTTTGCATTCTAAGCTCGATATCGTGCTGCTCGCAGTAAAGCATGACGACGCCGATTAGATGCGCTGACGTGAGAACCAATCCTTGCGGGCTATTGGGCCTGAACTCGAAATCCTCGCAGATCACCAAGTTTGGTTTCTGTGCTTTTAGGTGAGTAAATAGCTGTCCTGGTGTTAGCTTCCTTTGCCAAGGTCGCACAACTAACGTGCTATCTGTGATAGTTGCATTTACCAGGCCAGTTGTTCCTCCTGGGTCAATTGCCGTTATGTCCACGGAAAGTCCAGCGGTCGAAATAGTAGACGAGTAAAGTCACGTTCAGCTTCAACTGTAGTTACGCCCCGTTCAATCAGTACACCCTGAATATATCCAAGCCAGCGATTCAACTTATTAACAGGATTCTCACGAATCAGGGCTTTAAACTCCGTAATGAAGTCTAGAATGTCTCCATGCTCGATTCCGATCATCTGCTCATAACGTTCTAGACAGATTTTTAGGGCTACCCTGTATTCTTGATCTACGTCCACAATGCTCCTTACTTGAAAAGCCTTGGCTGGTCGATAGTCCAGGGGGCGAGTCAGGGGCAGCCACGACCCCCCGATGCGCGTTAGGACTCAATTCCAGCAATCCCTGGGGCAGATCGGCCCCTCGGCCCAGACCGCCACCGCAGGCCGAACCTTGGCTAGTTTGCGTATTGCCATTAACTGCAAGCTGCTACAAAGAAGATGATCGTAATGGTTAGTGCGGAACACCATACGATCATTGTTAGGAAGCTGTTATACATTTACTTCGCCGTTGCCCATGTTTTACCAACTCCGATATCCGCTTTGAATGGAATAGTCCAGCCGAGGATGTCTTTCGGCTGTGCAATCATAATCTCACGACACACAGCGGAGTAATCCTCAACGTACCCTTCCTCGACCTGCGCCAGAATACTATCGTGAACCGTAAGACACAACTTTGCCTTCTTAGGGTCAATCTCTCTGTGTAGCTTAATGCAAGCGTGGAGCGTGAGGTTAGCCGCAATGTTTTGTGGAAGGAAATTGATTGCTTCTCTATAGACGGCGTTCTTGTTTTCCTTCGTAATGAGATAGAATCGGCGACGATGCCCAAACGGAGATTCCACAAAGGTATAGTCTCTGTGTTTGTTCTTATGAACCAATTGCTCAATCGATTTCTCCCACTCTCCTACTGTAGTGAAAGTTTCCCAGACCCATGAGATATACTTCTGTGCTTCTTCAACAGGGATTTCATGCTTCTCTAGGAATGTTTCCGCTGACTGTCGATAGAACACACCGAAGTTCATGTTCTTTGAATTCGATCTTTGTTCTGGCGTGAAGTTCTCGCCATAGAATCTAGCAGCGGTTAGATTATGAAGGTCTTGATCCTTCTCGTATACCCCGGTTAAGAGTCTATCGCCAGAAAGTGCAGCAATTGTTCGTAGTTCAGCCTGTGAATAGTCCGCCTGGACCAGTAGTGTACCATCAAGAGCAAAGAACAGTCCTCTAATGTCAGGCAACCCTTCCTTAGTCCTAGTGACGTTTTGCAGATTTGGTCCACGACTTGCCAATCTGCCGGTACTCGTCGCGTGACGCGGGAGCGACGTGTAGATCCGGAAGTCTGGGTCAACTTCTGCCTCCCTAATCAAGCCGGTTAGATATGTACCGGCCTGTTTTTGTAGCTTCATGTATCTGTCATGCTCTTTTGCAATCTGTGAGATAAGAGCGCGTTTGGCTTCTGCATCTTCGGCTGGCTTCTTTACCATCTTACCGTCTTGCATGATAGCCGTGTGTTCACCGTCAAATGTGAATCTACCGTCTACCATTTCCTTACGTGCAGAAGCATCGACTGAACGCTTCATATCTGGCCGTGATTGCATTTCATGATGTACGCCGAATTCATCGTAATACACCACAGCCATTTGCTGATTGCTACCAGGGTTCAACAGTGGTTTCTTAATCAAGATTTGCAACGTCTTGACGATCTGATCTAGTTCCGGCTGAACCTCCGTCTCCAACATTTCTGCCGCACGATCCACGTCGTATGGCATACCCGTAACTTCCATACTGTGAAGAACATTCTCAGACGCAAGGAGCGTTTCTTTGTAAGGCTTCTCAAAAACTGAGTCACCCGTAGCTCGCTCTCGTAATAGCTCAAAGAGTTGGAACGTACCGGCGGCATCATAACCGGCATATTTGTAGAGCGCAAGGTAGTTGATGTTCTCGATCTTTTTGTATTCTTCGGACTCTTCATAATCATCACCGTATTTCTTCTTTAGGTCTTTACACGTCTTTTCACTTACCAACCGTCCAGTCTTTTTGAACGAGATTACGCTTGAGGGTGTATAGTAGGGCCAACCGAACTCTTCCATCAAGAGATATTCTAGTTCATGTACTCCACCGCGCTCATCACATGCCCAACTTAGGAGCATGGTATCTTCATCTACTCTGGCAGAAATCCCATAACTGTGTCGAAGGATCTTTGTGTCGAATATACCGTTGTGCCAACAGAAAGATTTATCTCTGGATGCGAAGAAGGGCTGCAAACAATTTTCAATGAAATCGGTATCTTCCCAAAGCCCTTGCCGCTCTCCGAGGACATAGCTAGATGCTCCATCAACTGCAAATTGAAGGCTAACGAGGGATGCTTTGTGTGATAATCCGCCGCGAGATTCAATATCACAGGCAATAGTTCCGGTTTTGGTACTAAGATGTTCGATGAGTTTTCTTGCATCGTCTCCGCTTTCGATTAGTGTGACCCGAGGCATTGTAGGCTCAGGTAGTGGATTGAATGCCCTACGAAAGTCTTTTACCAGGTTAGGGAATGTGGAATCATCACGCAGTACGAGTGCGGGATTGTTAGTTGCGACAACTGTGCAGCCACTTCTTTCAAGTCTGTAACCTCGGAAGCTGTCAATTGTACCCTTCCCGATAATACTAGTAACGGCTTCGGCTCCTGCGGCCAAGATGAGATTGACTTCAACTCTATCGAGTTCCGCTTTAAGACGTGGATTGCACGCTTCAATTGCCTCTTGCGGTACTTTGCCCGACTCTGGCGCACAAAGAACAACATTGCTTACGTACAACTCCTCTCTCTTTATCCCATTTTGCTTTAGCAGGTAATCTAGAACCTGACCGGATGGACCTGCAAATGGTCGCTTCGCCATAACGTCATGGAAGCCTGGTGATCTAGAAACAACTGCACCCTTACACTTCCCTGTGGGGAATTGCGAAGGCGCAAAGTCCCGTTTAGCTAGTGGACAGATTTCACACTGAGCTAGAGGATGTTTTCTAGTAATAGTAGGTTCAGTCGTGGTCATCTGCCTTCAATCCATACTTGTGGCATACTCGCAAGCTGCCATTCACCTTTGTAATCAAGCCACAAATCAACCTCGTAGTTATCGACCTTTAAGTATAGTTTGATCTCCAATAGTTCATCTGCTTCAATCGTTAGTACGTAGGGCCGATCACCCGGTAATTCCTGCATTCTTTCTGCAAGCACCTGACCCAAAGCGATTATCCCGGCCGGAAGCTTATTCTTAAGTTCGATTTCGATTTCGCTCATCTTCTATCTCTTCACAGTTCTGGTGTACCCAACCACCATCTTCATCTGGTTCAATCTCATCACCCTCTTCTATCCATTCGCCACAGTCTGTACATTTTGTGCGATAAAGGGCTTTCATGGCCGTCTGTGCATTAGATCGTACAAACCAATTGCCAAAAATGCACATCCTGTAAGAAATACCACAATACCAGAGAATGCATCAATCGGCATAACAAGCGCCGCAAAGATCATACAACCCATAAAGCCAACTAGACCAATCATTGTTTTACCCTCAATTCAATTTCTTCGGGAGCAGGATAACGCCATAGGATGGGCTTAGGATCACCTACTAGATCGAAGTCCCCATTACCTGCAAAACAGTCCCAACCAAAATCTTGTGCTGATTCCCTAACGTGACAACTATTAGTTGTGCAGCTGAGATAATCTCCACCAGGGCATTTGATTACCATTTCTGCGGTACAACGACGATCGCTATATTTAGCTGTTACTGTATGACCATCATCTATCCACTTAATGGCGTCCATAAATAACACGCTCCAAGTTCGGTTTGAAGAAATTTGGTCCTTTTAGGATTTTACCATCTTCTCTAACGATGGGCTTTCCATCTTCACCTAGCTTACTCATATTAGAAGCCTGAACCTCTTGGAAGCAACGATCAAAAGGAATACCAAAACTAACTGCCGTACCCACAACAACATAGACTAGATCGCAAATGGCATCGGCTAGATCAATTAGGTTTCCACGGTCCATCGCATCGATCAATTCACTAAATTCTTCTCGATGAAGAGAATCACGTAGCTCCCAAATTTCTGATGTTTCTTGCGTACATGATCCAGGGTCAATATCTACTGGCTTATCACTAACTGACAGACCATATGTCGTATGGAATTCTCTTAGAGCTTCTTCAACTGTTTGTGTCACGAATGTCCTCCAATCTAGCGATATAGCGATCTAGATACCATCTGGCTTTCTTTAGATCCTCTAGCCTATTGGCTTTACGCTTCTTACCTGCTCGACAGATATACTTGACGCAATTACCTAGATGGAATCCAAGCTCCCAAGCCTCAATTACTTTGATTGCTTCGTAGACGGTATCGCCACCGTAATGCGACGGGTGATTAATAGTTTCCAAATGCCCTCAATTGATCGAGATTTTCGCCACTAGGCACTCCCGGTTCGGGTAGTTCACCATACACCTCTACTGTAGTTGCTAGCATACCGATTGCAGTTGCTACATACTTCATTAGTGCCTGCCTACCACCGGGTGTATCTAGTCCGAGAGTCCATGCCCGATATAGATACATTCCTAGCTGGTTCTCCCAATAGGAATTAGCAAACGGAACCTGCCTACCGCCAAATTCTCTAACCCTTTCTGCATCTTTCGTTAGATCAAATTTCTTGTAGACATACTGCGTTAGCTCATCATCTAGGACTCCCTCGACGTAATCAAGAAATTCTGGCAATTCCATTACGTCACCTGCAACACAACGAAGATAACGACGCCTACGATGATTGCAACGAGTAGATCCCTTTGCCAATAATTGCCCATTAGTGCATCCTTCTCAGGTTGCCGTTCTTGATTGCCTCTAGCCTTGCTGCCGCAATCTGCGGTTCTAGTTCTTTACGGATTGATTGCATAACTTGAAGTTGATGTTTAGCTAGAGCAAGATCGGCTTCCTCTTGGTCGATAATTTCTTTCTCCAATAGGAGGTTCGTAAGTACATCCAACTTCATTGCAATGTCGAGCATTCCGCCTACAGGTGTCCAACCACTAGGATCGAGATTGAGTACTCTCCACTTCTCTTCTTCCTTCTCAACATCTGCTCTTGCTTTTTCTAGCTCACTCGGCATCTGCTAACAACTCCTCATCTGTACGATATTCTGTTTTACCACAGAACTGGCAAACCTTGAATCTTTTGTCATCCTCATCTTTTACGAACAGGTGCAAGCACGTAGGATTCTTAGGTGGGGTGGACTGTTGCACCATTACTAACTTTCTGGACCCTAATCTGTCCTCTGTCCAATAGGGTTTCAAGCACGACATCTAGTTCTTTACGGCTAAGATGGTAATAGCGCGATAGCTCTGAACGTGTGCAACCTGGCCGGCGTCTAACATGTGCATAGATCCTTGATACTAGTCTCTGGTTAGCAGTACGACCAACGTTCTGGATTAGATCAACCGTATGGTGTCCCCACTTCTGTACGTACCATGCTGCTGCTTTTAGATCATCTGCGTCTGTGGTGATCTTTCCGTTCTTAGGCTCTTGTCGCGCTGCTGAGAGAAGCATACCCATTTTGAGGCTTGACCAGGCAAGCCGACCAAAGGTAGGTTGGGCGACCATACTTGCGGCACTTTCGGCTGCTTCCTTAGTGAGCCGCATTTCGGTTTTCTGGAAATATTCCCATGCTTCATCAGTGAGGATAACCTCCGTTTGTGTTGGAACCTTGAAAGATGTACCAGCATCGGGAATCTCAATTAATGTCTCTTGGTTGTACGTTGTGTGTAGATCGCTAAATCGAGTTTGCAGCTTTTTTCGTTTAGCATCTAGATTCGCCGTAAGTGGTCCTGTTGGGCGAATCGTTGCTAAGTTTGCATCACCACCTACGATGAGGAAACGCGGCAGGAATCCACTAAGAATGTACTCGTCGTTGAGCAATCCGTACATCTTATCTCTAATTCCTCCACCAAAGAAGATAAAGACAGGATCAGTGATAGTGATGGTTTCTTTGCGGAGACGTCTAG